CAAGTTTAACTAAAAGTTTTGAATATACAAAGATTGCTAATGAGATTGATGAGTGTGATAGTATTGATATGCTGAAAGACATGGCAAAGTCTTTTTGCAAGTTATATTACAAACAGCAAGAAACTCTTTCTATGCTAGGAACAGCACCAGACATCAACGGATAAATAACTAAAAAAACGTGATATGGCTACGCCAACATCAAGAGACGAATTAATTGAATACGCCAAGAGGCAGTTGGGAGCACCAGTCCTAGAAATCAACGTTGCAGATGAGCAATGTGATGATATTATAGATGATGCTCTCCAATTCTTTTATGAGCGTCATTTTGATGGGGTAATGCAGTGTTATCTCAAGTATCAGATAACAAAAGCAGATATTGAAAGAGGTAGAGCACCTGCCCCTTCTGCTGGTGGTTCTTATGGTGGAAAAACTGGAATTGGACTTACATCCGATTCTTCAATCGTTCCAAATAATCAACCAATTGGAACTGGAACAACAGTCAATTACCAGTATCTAGAAAATAGCAATTATATACAGATCCCTAGAAATATCATTGGTATTAACAAAGTATTTAATTTTGATGGGTTCTTTGGTTCAGCACATGGAATGTTTGATATTCGTTATCAAATGGCACTGAATGATATGTATGCTTGGGGTTCTATGGATACCCTATCCTATGCAATGACTAGAAGGTATATGTCAGATATTGACTTTCTATTCACTCCAGATAAGCAAATTAGATTCAATCAAAGAGCAGGTAGATTATATCTTGATATTTCTTGGACTGCTCCCCGTGAAGGAGATTATCTAGTTATTGATTGTTGGAGAACAACAGACCCTAATGATTTTGAGAGAGTTTGGAATGACTCCTTCTTAAAACCATACGTCACTGCTCTTATGAAGAAGCAGTGGGGTCAGAATATGATGAAATTCACTGGAGTTAAATTACCTGGTGGAGTTGAATTGAATGGTAGACAGATGTATGACGACTCAATGCAAGAGTTAGCATATATCAGAGAGAGAATGTCTAACACTTATGAACTCCCACCAATGGATATGATCGGGTAATGTTAAATCCATTTTTTCAGCAAGGATCGAAGTCTGAACAGGGACTTCTACAAGACCTCATCAACGAGCAGTTGAAGATGTATGGGGTAGAAGTTTATTATCTACCCAGAAAATATATGACCATCAACCCTATTCCAAGGGAAGTTGTTGAGTCGAAATTTGATAATGCTTGGCCAATTGAGGCATATGTCCAAAACTATGAAGGATATAGCGATCCGACGACTATCCTATCAAAGTTTGGTCTTCAGTCCTTGCAGGAATTAAATGTTATTATCTCTAAAGAGAGGTGGGAACTTTATATTGAACCACTTATTAAAAACCAAGAATTTATTAAAGAATCTGCCAGACCATTAGAAGGCGATTTAATTTGGTTCCCGTTTGATGATAGGTTATTTGAAATTAAGTTTGTTGAGCACCAGAAACCATGGTTCCAGTTAAAAGAGAACTATGTTTATGAACTAAGGTGTGAACTCTTCAGATATGAAGATGAGAAAATTGATACTGGTATTGAAGATATTGATGATAATATTGGCATCAAAACAGATTATCCTGGTGGTCCTGGACCCGATGGCGGTGGTGGCGGTGGATCTGCAGGAAATCAACTCAAACTCAATCTTGTCGGTGGAGAAGATCCCAACGATGCAAGACAGGCAACTGCTATATGTGGTATTTGTTATACAGGATTCAGTACTTGTATTCCCAACAATGGTGTTCAAGAAATTATTATCACCAATAGAGGAGAAGGATATAATCAACCACCCAAGGTTATTATCGAAGAATCTGGATGCGATAATGCAACAGGTATTTCTTCTATCATCTTTGGTCTCATCAATTGTGATGGAACCTACGGTGGAGGTAAGGTCCAGGATATCCTACTTACAAATGCTGGATGTGGATATTCTGTATCACCTTCCGTCGATCTACAAGGCGGTGGTGGAAACGGAGCAGAAGCATATGCAAGAATTGCTCCAGGAACCGTTGGTATTATCACTATTACTGATGGCGGTGCAGGATATAATCCAGCAAGACCTCCCAAGGTTACATTCAGCGCACCTGGTGGAATTGGAACTGGTATTGGATACACTGCATGGACAGCAACAGGTATTGCAAGAGTTGGTGTTGCAGGAAGTGTAACTGACATCTTCCTCACCAATGCAGGTGCAGGATATACGCAACCACCTACTATTACTATTGCACATCCATTCTCATATCCAGGATTCCCAACTTCTGGTATTGGAACAGGAAGTTACAGAAGAAACGAGACCGTTGTTGGATATGCAAGTTCTAACAAAGGATTTGTCAACTTCTTCCACAAACCAGACAAGTATCTACTGGTCGGACCATACGATGGTTCATTCCAACCAGGAGAACTTATTATTGGTCAAGAAAGTGGTGCAATGTGGCCTCTCAAATCTACAGAGATCTACAACGATTGGAATCAAACTGATGAAATCAAGGAAGAAATTGAAAACATCATTGTTGATTGGACAGAAGAAAATCCATTCGGAGACGAGGACTAAATACCTAAAAACTCATAACCATGACAAAACACGTATTTGTTTCTAAGTCTGAAGGAGAAAGCAACTTTAGTTTAAAAGAAGTTGATATTCCTGCATCTGTTGGTGGTCTAGGATTTAAGATTGCTCATGCATCATGGAATGGTTCATCATCATTTGATTGGGCAAACGATGAGATTGCTTCTTTAGGAGTTGCTAATGTAACTAGAGAGAGCAAAGGAGTTTACCGAGTAACCTTCAGCGAAAACTTCTCATCATCCAAATATACAGCTACGACTAGTGTTGGATCAGAGAATTACGGTGGTGTAGGTGCAAGTCCAAGAACTGTTTCTATTTTACTTGGGTCGCAAACTGTATCAACTGTTGATGTTGTCTGTGAGAGAACTGATGACGCTGTAAATGAAGATAATGAGTACATGAGTATTTTCGTTATCGGATCATAACTAAATAAGCATAACGAACTATTATTAATTGAAGGATAACTGCTATGGCTGCGTGCGATAATTATTTCTACTATGAGATTATCAGAAAGACCATTATTGCTTATGGTGCATTATTTAATCAGATTTGTGTAAAGCATGTTAACAAACAAGATGAAGTTGTTAGTCAGATTAAAGTACCTATTGCATATGGTCCAACTCAAAAATTCCTTGCAAGGTTAGAGCAGTCTCCTTCAGATCTGAATAATCCTGTTCAGATTACATTACCTCGAATGTCTTTCGAGATGACAGGTATTGTTTATGATCCCTCTAGAAAAGTTACAACACCAGTTGTGTTTGATGTTCCTGTACAAAGTACAGACAAAAATGGAAATACGGTAACGAAGACTGAGAAAAAGTCTTTTATGCCAGTTCCTTATAACTTCCAGTTTGAACTTTCAATCTACACGAAGTTGAACGATGATATGCTCCAGATTATTGAGCAGATCCTCCCATACTTCCAACCAGCATACACGATGACAGTCAACCTCATCGATATGATTGGTGAATTTAAAGATGTTCCTGTTATCTTTGAGAACATTACCCTTCAAGATACTTACGAGGGAGACTTCACAACTCGTAGAGCACTTTATTATACACTCAGATTTACTACTAAAGGATACTTGTACGGACCTCTTTACAGTGGTGGTGGAGGAGGATCTGGTGGTCCTGGTGGCAGTGTCGGTGGCAATGCTGGTGGAAACATTGGTATTGGAACAGATGGCATTGTCGATGGACCTGGATCTGGAGCAGGCGGCGGACTACCTGGTGGTGGTCTTGGTGGCGGATCACTTGGCGGAGGCGGCGGTCTCGGCGGTGGTCAGATCGGTGGCGTTACCGAACAGATTCTCAAGGCACGTATCGGACTTGCTGCAGGCGGAGTCAGCAGAACTCCTGGTACCAGAAAGGTTACATACGCTGTTGAACCAAGAGCAGTTGAAAGTTACACTGATAATACAGTTGCTAAACTTCAGCAAGACATTACATTCGAGAACACAACTCTCGAATTGTCTGATGTATCTAAACTCAAGGTCAATCAGTATATCACGATTGGTATTGAGGAGATGCGAATTAAGGAAATCGCTCCTTCACTGAAGAAGATTGTTGTTCAGAGAGGTATGGATGGAACACAGATTACTCAGCACATCAAAGGTGCTCAAGTTCAATTGATTACCAAGGCAGACAATGCACTCATTGAAGACGGAGATATCTTCGGATTTGATGATGAACTATTCTGATCATGAAAATGAGTAAAAACTTTGATAGTCTAAATGAAGCATTCGGTCTTGACGATGATAACATTGTCCCAGTCAAGGCCGAAACGGTAGAAGAACCAAAAGCAGTTGAGGTGGAAGTTTCTCTTCCATCTAAACCAAAACCTGAGCGTCTTGAAAAAGACGATATAACCAAGGATTATGAATATACTAGAGGCAACCTTTATTCTCTAATTGAAAAAGGACAAGAAGCAATTAACGGTATTCTTGAACTTGCTGAAGAGAGTGAGATGCCTCGTGCATATGAAGTTGCTGGACAACTTATTAAAAACGTTGCTGATGCTACAGACAAATTACTTGATTTGCAGAAAAAATTAAAAGACGTGGAAGAAGAGTCGGTTCAGAAAGGACCAACTACAGTTAATAATTCTTTGTTTGTTGGTAGCACGGCAGAACTATCTAAGTTGCTTAAGAAAAACACGGAAAAAGAAGAAGAATAAATATATATATTGAGTTTAAGTATCAATGGCAGTCCAAGCAGTAAACCTGAGAATACATAGGGGTACTGACTTTCGTCATGTCTTTACCATTTATAATCCAGATTATAGTCCTAGAGATTTATCTGGTTATAAAGTGACTGCGAAGGTTGTTAAGTGGCCTGGATCCCAAAAAGGAAGATCTTTCCTTGCTTATGTTTCAAATTTCACTAAGGGGAAAATAACCCTTCAGATGACTGATTTTAATACTTCTTTGTTAAAAAGTGGTAGACATTACTACGATGTCGTTATTGATGATGGAGCTACCTACGGTATTGAAAAGGTAGTGGAAGGTATGATTATGGTTGAAGAAACCGCAAGTACCGCCCCAGAAGCGCCAATCCCACCCGAAAAAGAAGACGACATGAGATTAGAAGACTTAACTAATGTTTCTATCGTTGGTATTCAATCAAACAACGTCCTCATCTATGATGGGGTTAAGGATATCTGGGAAGCAAAAGATGGGGACGAAGTCCTTATCAATGCTGCTGTTCCTGGACCTCTTCCAGAGGAATTTTTGGATGCAATTGCAGGTGCTGGTATTGGAACAACTGCAAGACTTGGAGATCTCTCCGATGTCAACACAGTTGGTCTTGGTACAACCAGTTACGATTATGTTATTCAATATAACCCAGATACTCAAATGTGGTTCTCTCAACCACCTGGTAATGTACTATCTGCTGCAGGTACTGAAGGTCTCCCAGATGACTTCGTTGAAGACCTCAATAACATTGGAATCGGTTCCGACCTCAACGGCGGTAACTGGGATGGTACTTGATATTTAATCACCTCTTGATAGACATAATAAATTATAAATAATTCAAATCTTTTAATCATTAAGAGCAAATTTTATGGCTTCTCCAGTAATTCAGTTTAAGAGAGGTTCGTTTGCAAATCTACCCGCACTTAAGGCAGGTGAACCAGGATTTACAACGGACAGGTACGATTTCTTTATCGGCCTAGATAACACTTCAGGAAATAATAAATTCTTTGGATCTAGTCGATATTGGTCTAGAGAAGACGGTTCTACCGCATTAGAATTTGCCTTCGTAGATAAGGATGGAAATAATTCCATCAATCTAAAGGCTCCCGATACTCTAGCAGGATCTTCAACTTACGTTCTTCCCGCAACTCCTATTGAAGGAAACGTTCTTGTAACGGATGCAGATGGTAATCTGTCATGGACTGATAACATCAGTTCTGGTATTACGACGTTCATCGTCAATAACATCAATATTTCCGGTATCGCTACGATAGGAAATCTTTTTGTTACTGGACTTTCCACTTTCGTTGGAGATGCTGATTTCCAAGGAGATATCTCAGTAGGTGCTGGTGGTTCAGTTACTGCTCCTTTCTTCTATGGAGATGGTTCTGGTCTAACCAACGTCTCTGGGGCGGTGGCAGGCAAAGACCTCTCGATCAGACACCTAGATGTTAGTGGAGTTGGTACATTTGCTGGAGAAGTTAATGGAGACTTCGTTATTGGAGATCCAACAGATGGTTCCTATGCTGGAGGAGCAA